AGACTGGTGTGTTGTCGAATCTGAATAATTGCAAGTTCCTAGACTACAATAATGATCTCCTAACTAACTGTTACATCATTAAGACTTCACCAAAACCTTTCATCACCAATTTTACTGGTATTGGTATGATTGCCGACTTATTAAACAAAGAATGCCTAGTGGTATGGAAAGCAGAAGATTGGAAACCAGAATATCGTGTTGGTGATAACATCCAATGGGACAATGGTAAAGATATTAATAAAATATTCGAAAAACATTTTTATCTAAACCGTAAAGCAAAATTGGTTCATGCAAAAGATTTGGATTTGACAAAATTATGATTGAAAATTATGAGAAGATTGCAGAAGGTCATTGGTATCAAAGAACTATAACTGGCCCAATGCCAGACTATAGCAAAGTATATTCAGAGACACGATATGACACATATTCAACTACAGATAAAATGTCTGAATTGAGATTTAATCTTTTGCAAAATAAAATAGGTAATATAAATTCTATTTGTGATTTTGGTTATGGCAATGGATCTTTTCTAAGACATTGTGATAAAACAAAACAAGTAAAACAAATTTATGGATATGATATATCAGATTATCCTGTTCCAGATGGAGCAATTAAAATTAATGAACCGACAGATGTTCAAGTTGATGTTATGACATTCTTTGATTCATTAGAACATCTAATACAGAGAGACTTAACAACATATATCAACAAACTAAAAATAAAACATATTTGTGTGTCTGTACCATGGATGCATGAATCACAAGGTTCATATTTCTTTAGAAATTGGAAACACCGCCGAGAGAATGAACACATACATCATTTTGATTGTCATGGCCTAATAAATTTATTGACCCATTGTGATTATAAAATTATCCATGTTGGAAATGATGAGGATGCGATTCGTACACCATATTCTAATCTTCCAAACATATTAACGGTTATTGGCACAAAGAAATGATATTGAATGTAAATTTGGGTGCCTTTGGTGGGCCATTAAGAAATGGTGATCTCCTCGCTGTGTGCAATGCTGTGGAGTTTTTAAGACAAAAAGATTCAGAACATATAATGTTTCACATGAAACAGGATTCTATCTCACAAGAAGATTATGTTAGAAAAATGTATGAGTTTTTGTTGAAAAATACTGATTTCTTTTCTATCGAACCAGGCACAGAAGATTTGAAATGGAAAAGAATAAATCTTTGGGATTTCAGAGCAATTTCTGGTGATCTTGCAACAATAAAGAATAAAGAAAAAACACAAAAAAAGATTGTTGTTTGTCCTTTGTTTGATGCACCATACAATGGTTATAGAAATTGGCCACAAAATTTCTTTCACACTTTGATAGAAGAATACGATAAAAACAAATATAGTGATTATGAGAAAATAATTTGTATCAATAAACCGCTCGACTACCAATTCCGTGGTTGGAGATACAGCACAGATTTTCTAGAAAATTTATACCACATACAAACCGCAGAATATTTCATAGGTGCTGAAACCGGAACATCGATATTTGCATCTCTGCTTGACCCAGCACCACCAAATCTGATATACTACTATTCTGGTAGAGGGTTGATACACACCACTCCGTTCCATATTTTCAAAGGAAAAGGAGAAATGAAAAATTACTGGTTGGATTTTGAAGGATCGACCTGGTATTAAACCGTAGATTTTGATTACTATGTATCAAACCCAATCTTTGTACTGTCCCAAGGTATAAAGTGAAATGTGATATAAATAAGCAAATTGGCAACCATAGTGTGTTGCATTTCTAGAAGGAAATCAATGTATTCTTTTTTGTCTTTTCTGAGAGAAGAAGCCGAGCCTAAGCAGCTCAAACATATACATCATGCCGAAGATAGACCCCTACTCCACGGAGAAGAAGGGTTCGACCACGCCTACAACGCACTCCATCAAGCCCACGAACACATCAAATCTGGTTCTGAAAGTTCTGCACTCACCATGAAATATGACGGATCTCCTTCCGTTGTGTTCGGACATCACCCTAAAACTGGTAAATTTTTTGTAGCCAGTAAATCTGCATTTAATGTAAATCCCAAAATCAACTATAGTTCAAAAGACATAGCCAAGAACCATGGTCATGCACCTGGTCTTGCAGAAAAATTAAATTCTGCATTGGTGCATTTGAAAAAAGTTGCACCAAAATCTGGTGTATATCAAGGCGACCTTATGTTCTCGGAGGGTGACAAACAAGACAAGGGACACAAAGGCGTATCTTTTACACCCAATACAATCACATACACCGCCAAAGGTGAAGAAGCAGACAAAGTTAGAAAATCAAAATTAGGTGTGGTTGTGCATACACAATATCATGGTGATGATATTTCTACAATGTCAGCAGATTCTCATCCAGATGTACATCATTTCACAAATCATCCTGATGTGTGGACAAAATCTGTAGCACATGACACAAAACAAGTACACTATTCTGACGCTGATCAAAAGACTTTTAACCATCACATGGAAGAAGCCAAGAAAATACATGATGCAAACAAAAAGTCTATGTATAAGGCAACTGAAATGCACCGTGGTGATGGTAATCATTTAGCAACATATATTAACCATACAGTTAGAACAGATGAAACACCAACTGCCGAAGGTCTTGCAAAACACATACAATCAAAATATGTTAAGCAATCAGAAAAATTAAAAACACCTGTTGCACAGTCAAGAAAAGAAGCAGAAGCAAAAACACATATAAATCATATTGCTGCAAATGAAAAACACTATAATAACCTTTTGCAGATGCATGATCATTTACAAAAAGCAAAAAATCTAATGGTGTCTACACTCGAACAACACCAAGGCGGTTTGGAACATCACATAGATAATAAGCCAACAGGTCCAGAAGGATTTGTTGTAAATCATGCAGGAGAACCAACAAAGTTGGTCAATCGTTCAGAGTTTGCAAAAGCAAATTTATTAAGGGTTAGAAAGTGAAGTCATTTAAAGATATAATACAAGAACAAGAAGAATTTAAGAAGCCAGCAGTTATTGCTTTTGGCCGTATGAATCCTCCCACCACAGGTCATTTAAAAATGATCGATAAGGTAAGGGAGACCGCAGCTCGTTTAAATGCACATCATGAAGTTATTGCTTCACATTCTCAAGATAATAAAAAGAATCCATTAACAGCACAACAAAAAATAAAGCACTTACAGAAATATTCTCCAGGTACAAATTTTGTTGCTGCGTCAAAAGAACAACCATCTATATTCCACCATGCAGAAAAACTTAGTAAAGCAGGCCACGATCATCTTGTTGTGGTTGCTGGTTCTGACCGTGTAAAAGAATTTCACGATAGTTTAAACAAATACAATGGAAAACCAAATAAAGAAGGTCATGTTCCATATAACTTTAAAAAGATAACTGTTATCTCTGCTGGCCATCGTGATCCAGATTCCGAAGGTGCAGAAGGTATGTCAGGCACCAAGATGAGAGAACACGCAAAGAATCGTGACTTTGCATCCTTTAGACAAGGTGTTCCTGCTCATGTTGACGATAAACACGCAAAAGAACTCATGCATGATACCAGAAAAGGTATGGGTTTGAATGAAGATAATAGCCGTGGTCAATTCAGAGCAATATTTGTTACCGGTGGGCCAGGTTCTGGTAAAGATGTGGTGATTCGTGAAGCAATTGCAGAATCTAAAATTGTTGAATTGAATCTTGTACAGGCACAAGAATATCTCGGTGACAAACAAAAACTCTCAGAACAAACAAGAGATTATCGTAGAGAAGCCATCAGAAATCGTGGTCCTTTGATTATCAATGGTCCTGCTGATGACCGTGACCGCATCATGCAGATCAAAGAAGAACTAGAAGATTTGGGGTATGGAACAATGATGATTTTTGTTGATACCACAAATGAAACCAGTCGTGAAAGAAACTCATTATTGTCAAGGATGATGGTCGAGTCCATGAGACATGACAAGTGGTTACGATCACAAGAAAATACTAAATACTTTAATGAAGTCTTTTCCAAATTTGTGGTTTTCGATAATACTGGAGAAATTAAAGAGGAAGATGTACATGAAGTGTATGAATCCACCAGTAAGTTCTTGGATTCAAAGATTGTCGGTGAGACTGCACAAGAATGGTTAGAACGCCGTAAATCATTAAATATTAATACGTTATTTAAGGAATATAGAAATGTTAAAAAAGATTATAGACTTTCTGAAGGTAAAACCAGTCGAGTCAACGAGCTCTTCCCAGGAATCCAGCTCCAGCGAAAACTCAACAAAAAAGATGATGTCCGAGACGGAGACATCAAAGCCACAGGCGGTTACACCTTCAAAACGTACCACGAAGCCTCGCAGCCCACAGTCGAAGTCCAGCCAGAGCCAAAAGAAACCAACTTCCGGCGGGACAAAGAAAAAGAGAAATTAAAACGTCTGGTTCGTAACCCAAGTGGTGCAATACGAACCGGCGGAGTAGGACCAGAATACGATACTCGCCAACAGGGAACAGTATACCCTATGTCAGGAATGGGCGATGTTACCTACAGAGAACAAAAAGAATTTAAAGATTTTCGTAAGCATAGAAATCCAGTAGCACACGCTTCACAAAAAGTAGGACCAGGTTCAGGTAAACATAAACAAAAGTCTAAAGATGCAATTCGTGGTGAGAAACATAAGAAGAAACAATACCACGAAGCAATAGATGATCCTGGTGCAAACGATATGGGTGTTGCAGGTGTACTTGGGGGTTCTTCAAATAAAGAACCTATGCAAAAGATTTCAGATACATACGGAAAAATTAAATTGTTGAGGAAGAAAAATGTTAAAGTTTAAAGAATTCATTTCTGAAACTGCCGCATGGCAACGTAAAGAAGGCAAATCTGAATCAGGTGGTCTGAATCGTAAAGGCATTGCATCGTATCGCCGTGAGAATCCAGGTTCAAAGCTTTCTATGGCAGTTACAACGAAGCCAAGTAAACTAAAAGCAGGCTCAAAGGCAGCTAATCGCCGTAAATCATTCTGTGCTAGAATGACTGGAATGAAAAAGCGTTTAACCTCAGCTAAAACTGCTAGAGATCCAGATTCAAGAATCAACAAATCATTACGCAAGTGGAACTGCTAATAACGGAGAAGAAAATGTTCACCAAACCAAAAGTAACTCAATCTATGATCGATGCTGTCAATGAAGCATTAAAAGGCGATCAGCATAAAATCGATATGAATAAAAATAAAAAAATCGATGCTCATGACTTTGAACTTCTCCGCAACAAAAAAGAAGTAAAAGAAGAATTAAAAGGCGATCAACACAAGATTGATAAAAACAAGAACAATAAGATTGATTCTCAAGACTTTGATATTTTGCGTAAACAGAAAAAAGAAACATATGGTGAAGAAGCGATTGCAAAAATTATTGAGAATAGTTATGCGAAAAATGCAAGTAAAGATGAACCCCCATTTACTCCAGATCCAGTAAAGAAAAATCCATCAGCAAAAGCCGGTAAATTTGGTGTTCAATTTTCTGTTGCTAGACACCTCGCTAAACAAGGAATGAAACAGGCGATGAAACCTGTTAAAGAAGAAAGTTTAACTGCCGGCAAGCGTTTAATTTCTAAACATGGAGAAGGTGAACATACTGCAAGAGTGTACAAAGACACAGAGTATAATGAATACCAAGTTCATCACTTCAAAGATGGTAAACACATGGGTGAAGGACCAGTATCTTATCACGATGACAAAGAAGATGCTCAATCAACAGCTGAACACTCTCTAAAGAAAAGAATGGGTGAAGAAGTTGAACAGATTGATGAAAATGCTATGCACGGTACAGTATATCTACACAAATATCACGAAGGTTCAAGTGAAGATTCTTATGGTGAAGTTGGTAAAAACCACACACAACACGCTTATAAAGTTTATCATAAAAAACCAGGTGAAAAACCAAAACTTATTGGTGATACAGAAAACAATGTTCACAATAAAACAAAAAAAACTGCTCACGCTGTAGCAAGAAATGATGAAATGGAATACGACCATAAATCGCATAATGATGCTGTTCGTCATGTAATGGACGCAGCAGGAGTTCATTC